CCTGCGCTGCACCTTCTGCCAGCGCCGCCGCGGCGAGTTCAAGGTGCGCAGCGCCGACCTGGCGCGCATCCCGAACTACCGCTAGGAGCTGACGATCAGCTCCCTTGCCGCGCGCCCCTTGCCGCCGGCGATCGAGTAGGTGGTCGGCACCGGCTCCAGGGCGAAGCGGCCGAACAGCTTGCGGATCGGCGCCACGTCGTTGATCGACAGGATGAAGCGGCCCTTGATGCCGCCGAGCTGCGCCGCCAGCCGCGCGAAATCCTCCCGGCCGAACACGCCCTCGCCGTAGTCCGTCTCGCAGCCCCCAATAGGGTGGGTCGAGATAGAACAGCGTCTCGGCCGAGTCGTAGCGGGCGATGAACGCCGCCCAGGGCAGCCGCTCGATCACCACGCCGGCAAGCCGCGCGTGGATCTCCTCCAGCTGCGGTGCCAGGCGCAGCAGGTTGAACCGGGCGCCGCCCTTCACGTCCACGCCGAAGGTCCGCCCGACCACCTTGGAGCCATACCCGGCCCGCTGCAGGTAGAGAAAGCGCGCCGCCCGTTCCAGGTCGGTCAACGTCGCCGGGTCGGTCGCCACCAGGCGCTCGAACTCGGTCCGGCTGGTGAGCTGGAACTTCAAGACCTCCAGGAACTGCGGATAGTGCCGCTGCAGGATGCGGAACAGCGTGGTCACGTCGCGGCTGAGGTCGTTGATGACCTCCGAGGGCGGCGCCTGTCGCCGGCGCAGGAACACGCCGCCCATGCCGACGAAGGGCTCGGCGTAGGTGCGATGCGGCACCTTCTCGATGCGGCCGACCAGGCGCTGCGCCAGGTTGCGCTTGCCGCCGATATAGCCCGCGGCCGGGCGGGTGGGCTGAACGGAACGATTCGACAACATCGACGGGGAATGCTCCCATGCACCCGCCGCTCGCGAGCGGTGGCGGGGTGGCCGAAAGTCGGCCGGCTGAGGTCATGCGCGGCGTATGCCCCGCGCGGTTCTGGGCGCTGGAACGCCCGGAACCCCCGTCGCTGACGGCGGTCATTCTCGACAACAGGGCGAACACCGGCCGGATTTGAACCGGCGCAACGCACGGTAATGAGCCGCGCGCTCCGAGATGCGGCAGGGCGCGACCCTGCAACATGGCTCGGCTCCGCTTCGACGGCGCTCTACCAGACTGAGCTACGGTGTTCATTGGGGCCGCTGCCGTCACGTCACGTGATCGCGCCAGGCTTGCCCTTGAAGAGCAGCGCCCGCACCGCGCAGTCCTTCGCCTCCAGCAGCTTGCGGAGCGCGGCCGTGCGCTCCGGATTGCGCGGCAGGGTGACGATCGTTTGCGCCAGCTCGCGAAACGGCGCGCTGACGGCTTGCAGGTTGGGCGGCAGATGGTCGTAGGCGAAGAACTGCAGCATCGGCTCGTCGGGAACCGACGGAGCCGTCGCCGGCGGGCTGGTGGTATCGCCAGTGTGCATCGTGCCTCCTACAGGTTCTTGCACTTGATCGAGATCGAGCGGTCCTGGTCCCGCCCGTTCGCCGTGGTGATGCGGTTGGTGAGGGTGTAGCGGGCGCCGTGCACGCCGCCGGAATAGCGGACCTTCGCGGTCGTGGCGGTGAAGCTTTGGCTTACCCTCGCCAGCGGCGCCGGCACGATCCAGTCGGAGGCCGAGAGCGTGTCGCCGGCGAGCCATTTCGACCAGTCGAACTCGATGTCGTCGTCGGCGTCGGGATCGTGCTCGTCCTCGAACATCGCTGCCTCACGTCGGGTTGAGGTCGATGCGCGTCAGCACGGCGGAGACCTTGCCGTCGGCGCCGATGTCGATGTAGCAGCGCACGCCGTCCAGCTCGCCCACCAGCCACTGCAGCTCGCGCGGCCCGCCCTTGGCGAAAGGCTGCACCGCGCGCCGCTTGAACACGCGGTGCTGCTCGCCCGGCCGCGCCAGCACCGTCACCTCGTTGCCGCGCTCGTCCTGGATGCCCTCGGCCACCGGCCGCACACCCGTCGCTTCCACCGCCGCCATCAGATCTCGTCCCAGGCGAAGGTCAGCGTCTCGGCGCCGAGCAGGCCGCCGGCGACGGTGCTGAGGATCTCCATCAGCGCCACCAGGTGGTCGCCCTTCTCCCCGGTGCTGGTGAACGGCCCGGCGCCGAGCGACAGCGGCGCGCCCGAGGTGTAGCTGAAGGCGTTGCTGTAGCCGCTCGACGAGGTGCCCTCCGCCGGCGTGGCGAAGGCGGTCACCGCCTTGAACCACAGGTTGACGCCGGTGCCGAAGCTGTTGGCGCCGTCGAGATAGGCCTTCAGGTTGGTGATCTGCGAATAGGTGCCGCCGGTCACCTTGAAGCGCAGCCACTTCTCCCACGACCATTCCGAGCCCGAGGGCGGCTTCACCAGCGGGTTGTTCAAGTCGACGGTTGCATCGTCGGCGTTCTTGAAGCGGATCGTGCCGCCGGTCTTGTCGGTGAAGGTGCCGCCGGCGCCGTTCTTCTCGCCGATCTGGACTGTGGCCGCCATCGATCAAATCCTCTTCAATGCACGGTGAACTTGGGTTGCGCCGGAACTTGGAACGGACCGCGCCCCGGCGGCACGGTGAAGCGCTTCGGCGGGGCCGGCATCGATCCAGCCACCTGCACGTAGGCGTCGATCGCCGCGCCGAGCCCGAGCGCCCGCAACACGGCGACGTCGATGCCGGCCGCGGCCAGGCCCTGGCGCTGCACCGCCGCGTCCAGCGACACCAGCGCCGTCATGGCCCGCTGCACGGCGGCGTCGAGCGCCGCGGTCGCCGCCGCCGCCACCTGGATCGCCGCATCGAGCGCCAGGATGACGGAAAGGCCGGGCTGCACCACGGCGTCGATGCCGACGCTCGCCGCCAGGTCGCGCTGCACCGCGCCGTCGATCGACGCGCCCACGTTCACCGCCCGCTGCACCGCCGCGTCCAGGCTGCTCGCGGCCGACACCGGCCATTGCACGGCCGCGTCGATCGCCGCCTGCAACGACACCGCGCGCCGCACGGCGGCATCGAGCACGCTGGTCGCGCTGGCGGCCGCCTGGATCGCCGCGTCGGCGCCGACGCCGGCGGAGCGCGTGGCCTGGACCGCGGCATCGAGCGAGGCGCCGGCCGACAATGCACGCTGCACCGCCGCTTCCAGCGAGGCGGTGCTGGTGACGGAAGCACCGCCCGCGACGTACAGCCGTCGCGCGCCGCGCGAGACAAACCCGGCAAAGGGCTCGTCGTGCAGGCTGCGGACCTCATCGGGAGAGAGCGCGCGATTGTAGAGGCGCAGGCCATCGAGGATCGCCGGCCACTGCCGGCCGAAACCGCCCTGGAAGCACAAGAACGCACCAGCGGAGCTGGGCCAGGTCGGCATGCCGAAAGCGGCGTCGCTGTTCTGGAGCACGCCGTCGAGATAAGTCCGCGCCGTGGTGCCGTCGTGGGTGAACGCCACGAACTGCCAGCGATCCGCCGAGTTGCCGGCGAGGATCTGATTGCCGGCGCCGTTCTCGAAGTAGAAGGCCGCGGCCGCACCGCTGCCGCGCGTCCACAGGCGGAAGGTGCCGGACGACTGCGCGCGATTGAAGATGTTGTCGAACTGGTCGCGATTGGCGTGGCTGCGCACCCAGCAGCAGACCGACATGGCGCCGGTCATGTTCAGCGAGCCGGGCACCCGCTCCGAGATCGTGATGTAGTTGGTCGTGGTGCTCGACACGCCATCGTTGCGGTAGGCGTGCCCGCCAGCCCTGCCGCCGGTCCAGCCATTCGTCGCCGATGGCGTGACCGAGGTAAAGCGGCCGTGGTTTCCGCCGATCACGTCGGCGACCAGCTCCCCGGCGCCGTCCCAGAACGGCCAGTAGGCGATGCAGCCGGCGTTGTGTGGATGCTGCCGGTCGAGTGGCGTGCCGGGCGGCGGCTTGGAAATCCAGCCCATCGGCCGGCCTATGCGATGGCGTCGATGGTCGCGAGGATGACCTCGATCGCGAAGTCCTGAGTGAAGGAGGCTCCATCTGCCACCGCGCGCACGCGCAGCGCGCCCTCGGGGATCGCCACCGGCGGGAAGATCTCGGCCGCGTCGTAGATCGTGGAGCCGGTCTGCGCGTTGACCAGGTTCTCCTCGATGGTGATTGAGGTAGCAGCGACGATCGACTTGACGCGGCCCCACTCGGAATTGCCGAGGGTGCCGTTGGCGATGAACACGATGTCGCCAGCCGCCAGGTTGGTCGTGCTGGCGACGGTAATGACCTTAGTGCCGCTGCTCACCGTGCCGCTGACTGCCTCGGCCTCGCAGGCGGCAAAGGCGGTGGTGAAGGTGGCGAATGGCACCCACAGGCCGCCCGAACTGTTTGGCGAAGCCTCCAGGCGGATGTTCACGCCAGCGCCGGCAGCAGCGGCGGCCAGCCGCCCGAAGCGGACTGCAATCATGCCGCCGAGAAAGTTCGACACATCGACTGCCGAGCCCACCACTACAGGATCAACCGAGACATCGACCATTTGCAGCGCGAGCAGCGCCTGCGCGCCGGTCTTGGTGAAATCGGCCATTACAGCGCCCTCGCGGTGGCGACATCGGAGGCGGTGACGCCACGCCCGAAGGCCTGCTGCGGCGTCATTGTCGCTTCGGCCAGCGCCAGGATCGCGGCGCCGTGCGGTTCGGTGATCGGCGAGCCGGCGGCGATCAGCGCGGCGATCATGCCGCTGGTTGCCGTGCGGACCTCGGCCCGCGTCATCCGCACCGGGATGGCCGCCGGATCGCGCACCATGCCGAGCAGCTCGCGCGCCGCGTTCTTCGCCAAGCCGGCTTCCGCCGACGCCGCCCAATCCTCCAGGGCGGACACCAGCAGGTTGAGCCGCATGTACGCGGCGATTTCCGGCACCGGCACGTCGCGATAGCCGGGCACCGTCCCGGCATTCGCCAGCGCGGCGGCGTCCTGGTCGGACAGGCCGTCATAGGCCGGCTTGGCCAGCTCCGCGCTCAGGGCGGCATGGTCCATCAGCTCCCTCCCTCGATCGGCGCGCCGTCGGCATCCACATCGACGATCTCCGCCGCCGGCGGCACCGCGGCCAGCATCGCCGCGATCTCCTGCCGATCGACGTTCGCCAGGTCGTCCGGAATCCACGCGTCGCCGCGCCGGTACGTGCCGTCCGGATAGCGCTTGATCTGCTCGGCCATCAGTCCAACCCCGCATAGGCGAAGACGTGTAAGCCCCACAGCTCGCCGACCGTGAGCCCGGTCGCCGTGGCGAAATGCGCGCGCTTGTCGGAAAGCCCCGACGTGGCGCTGGCGGAGCCCGTGCCGGCGCTGACGTTCCACCAGTTGGCGCTGGCATCGCCGGGGCTGAAGGTGGTCAGCGTCGGCGTCGCGTCCATGGTCACCGCGAACTCCCAGATCGCCTGGACGCAGGCGCTGGCCACCGGCACCTTGCAGAACAGCGCGCCGCCCGCGCCGGCGTTCTGCGCCGGCGCCGTGGCCTGTGGAAAGGTCTTGGCGGCCTGCCGCTGCACCCGCGCCAGGGCCTGCTCCAGCTGCTCGTGCGGAAACACCAGCGGCACCTCGGCGCCGGGCACCAGGAAGGCGTCGGTGGCGCGGATGTTCTTCGTCGTGATGGCGCCGACGTCCAGCTCGAAGATCACCTCGATGCCGTTCGCGCAGTCGCCCATGTCCGGCACCGCCAGGCTGACCGTCGTCCCGGTGGCGTCCGGCACGGCGAGCGCGCCGGACTGGAGAATCTGCGTCACCGCGCTGAAGTTGTCGGCCGCGTTCGCCTTGTTCACCGTGATGGTGGCGTTCTTGGAGCTGCCGATGTCGTGCAGCAGCTTGAGGCCGGCGATCCAGGCGCCGCCCTTGGCCACCCGCGCCGCCTTCGCGCGGATGCGCTGGCGGATGGCGATCTTGCCCGCGCCGGTCATGCTCAGGCCCGAGATGTGCAGCGCCGTGCCGGCGGTGCCGATGCTCGCCGCCGCGTCCTGGGTCGCCGAGCCGGCGGTAATGGTGCCGCCGGTGGCGTACACCGCCCAGCAATCGACCTTGCCCCACTTGGCGGTGGCGCCGAGCGTCCAGCCGAGCGAATTGGCGCCGCTCTGCGCCAGGACGGGGAGCTGGGCGACCTGCATCTCGCCGTTGGTGAGCAGGTTGCCCTGGATCGAGTTGTTGATGCCCAGCGCCGTGCGCATCGCCGCGGCGGCGTTGGCCGCGCTGCTCGGCACCGCCAGCACCGGCAGGCCGAGCAGCTCCCAGCCGCCGGCGACCGAGCTGTCGTCGACCAGGCGCGCGACCACCGTCTCGCCGGGGCTCAGCACCGGCAGCAGCACCCGGCCGCCGGCGTCGCGCACGGCATAGGGGTTGCCGGCGGCGCGGCCCTTCCAGTACTCGGCCAGCGTGGCGCTCGGCGCGGTGCCGCCGGTCAGGCTGTTGTTGGTCAGCGTCATCAGCGGCTGGTCGAGCCCGCCGTCGGCGCCGGCGAAGGTGACGCGATAGGTCGCCGCGTCGATCCCGGCCACCTTGACGCCGCTGAGGTTCGACAAGGCGTTCAAAGCCGCTTCCACGTTCGCCGCCGTGGTCGCCGGCGTCGTCGAGTAGGTGATCGCCGCGGTTTCCTGGCCGTTGAAGGTCAGCTTGAAGGTGCCCCCGGTCGGGTTGCCGGTGAAGGCGAGCGTCTGCTGCTCGTCGCGCGCCGCCGGGTTCACCAGCACGATCGGATCGCCCTCGACCCAGCCGCCATTGCCGGCCGGCAGCTGCGCCGCCTTGGCCGGCGCGGTGAAGGTCAGCACCTGCAGCCGCGCGTCGCCGAGCGCGAGCACCTTGTCGACCGCCAGGCTCTGCACGTTGGCGCCGTACACCAGCTCGTTGGTGAGGCCGGCGGCGGTGAGCGCGGCGATGGCGACGTTCAGCTCGCCGATCGCCTGCGGGATGACCGGCCAGCCGTTGCCGCTGCGCGAAAGGTTGATCGCGTCCTGGACTGCCGTCATGCCGCAATCTCCCGGATCTCCATGTCGACGGCGTAGTGCCTCGGCGTGGTCTTGCGCAGCGGGCCGAAGCGGTTGAACACGCCGTAGATCGCCGTGCGGCTTTCCTCCGGGAAGCGGTCCGGCTGCAGGATGGCGAGCAGCTCGGCCGACTGGCGCAGCCGCCGCTTCATGTCCATCAGGAAGGTGTTGCCTTCCGCCCGCGACAGGAAGCTGAAGTTCAGCCGCGCCACGCGCCAGGAGGCGCCGCGCACGATGCTGACGCCGCCGCCGTCCAGGTCGTCGCGCCGGTCGGCGGAGTCGACGTCATACTCCCAGTTCAGGTCGTAGTTGATCTCCGGCGAGAAGGCGCGGCCGGCGATCATGCGGCCGCCGTCGACGTGATAGTCCGGGTTGCCCGGATCGCGCATGCCGAAGTCGAGCGCGCCGACGTTGTAGACCTGCCCCAGCCGGATCAGCGTGAAGGGCACGTCGTCGTCCAGCTCGGTCCGGATCGGCAGGCCACCGATCGTCATCTCGTCGAGCGGCGCCTCGCCGAAGCCGTAGATCGCCGGCCAGGCGAAATGCTCCTGGTCGTAGAGCAGCGACGACATGCCCGCGTCGCCGTACAGCTTCAGCGGCACCACGCCATCCTGCGAGAAGTTGTGCTTCCACAGAGCCACCGTGTCGATCGCCACCGTCTCGGCCCAGGTGAAGCGCCACCACTCGCTCTCGGCGCGCGCCGTGCGCGCGATCCGCGACAGCATCGGGTCCTGCAGCCGCGCGGCGCCGAGGCTGGAGCCGTCGTCGGCGTCGAGCGCGGCCGAGGATTGCGACGCGGTGGCGTCGTCAATCCTGTTGCGGTAGAGGAACAGTGCGTTAGACACCTTGACCTCCGCGCGGCTCCGCCGCTTGGCGCGGCGCTGGCCCCGCCGAGACCGTGATCGAACGATGGTGATGCGCGCGCCGCTGTGCCACCTTCAACCCCACAACCCGAGCCGGACGCGATCCAATAGCTGCTGCTCCGACAGGCGGGCCACGAGGAAGTTCTTCCCCTGGGCAAGCTCGCTCCAGTCCGGATGCTTCAGCCGCACGCATTGGCCGGCGCGCAGGCGATAGGGCTCGGCCACCGCCTCCATCGACCACAGCCGGCGGCGCACGCCGCGCAGCGCGATCTCCTGGGCGGCGCGCCATTCGGCCGCCGCCCGATCGTGGAACAGCGTCTCGATCGGCTCGCTGCGCGCAGCCCTGGGGTACAGCGTCGCCGCGCCGGGGTTGTCCTGCGGCGCCTCGCGGAAGGCGCGCGCCAGGAACTGCTCGCGCTCGGTGTCCTTCACCACGCCGGCCAGCTCGCTGCGGCCCATCGGCGTCCAGTTCGGCTGGAACAGGACGGTCGCGCCGGCGATCGGCGCGAAGCTCTGCTCCGGCGCCAGGCTGCGCGCGACCAGGTCCGACTCGCGCAGCACCAGCTCCGGCTCCATCCCGGCCGGGTCGTTCCACAGGCCGACGGTGATCCGCCCCTGGCGGTCCTCGTCCCACCAGGCGCCCGCGGTGCGGCAGAGGCGCGCCATCAGGTCGCGCAGGTTGTGCTGCGCCGTGCCGAGCCACAGGCCGATGCTGTAGGGCACCGCGGCATCGAGCGCGGCGAAGGCGTCGAGATCCAGGCTGGCCTCGGCCAGCGGCCCATAGGGCGGCGTCAGCAGTCGCCGCATCACCGCGCCGACCCGGTCGACGTAGAGCCCGCCGGTCTTGTCGCCCTCGATATCGACGGTGAAGCGGTTGTCCTGCGGGATGCTGGTCGTCACCCGCCCGTTCGGCGCGTCGACCGTCACGCCGACGCCGGCGTTGCCGCCGTTGTAGGCCGCGGTGAGGGCGTTCGCCGCGCCGCCATTGAACAGGTATCGCCGGTTCGGCGGGTCGACCAGCAATGGCGTCACGTTGAGCTGCTTGCCGAAGCCGAGCGGCGTCGGCACGCCTTCCATCTCCGCCGTGCCGTCGAACCCGCCGGCGCCGCCCAGATAGGTGCGCGTCACCAGGGCGTCGACCAGGCGCGCGGTGCCGAAGATCGGCACCACCAGGTCGAAGCCCTTCGAGGTGTCGCCGCTCGACTGCGGCTCGCCCATGACGCCCTCGAACACCAGCTCGTGCGCGCCCCAGGCGCCGCCGGCCAGGCCGAGCCGCGTCTCCACCTTCCGGTCCGCCCAATACCACTCGAACCAGGGCCGCCGCGCCGCGTCGAGCGCGAAGGTCAGCGCCCCGGCGGCGATCTCGCCGTCGCCCAGGATGTCGCGCTCGAACACCACGCCCTTGAGGATCGGCAGGAAGGTGACGTTGGCCGGGCTGTCCGACGGCTTCGTGGTGAAGCCGCGCGTGCCGACGCGCACGATGCGCTCCTCGTTGCCGTCGTGCGGCCACATGGTGACCAGCCACTGCCGGCCACGTCTTCGATCGTCGAAGACCGTCATGCGGCGGTCCTGCGCCGGCCGGCGCGGGCCATGGCCAGGGCGCTGGCGGTCCCATGGTTCGCCACTTCCTGCTGCCGCACCATGCGCAGCAGCAGGTCGGCGATGCGCTCCTCGCCGACGCTGGGCTGGCCGAAGTCGGGCAGCTCGTGATTGGGCACGATGGTGCCGGGCCGATCGGCGACGAACAGCTCCGGGCCGCGCTCGCCGACCAGGGCCATGCGCCCGACCGGCGGCCGGCCGCCGAGCGCGAAGCGGGGCAGGTTCGCGGCCTCCTGCTCGGCCTGGCGGGCGAAGCGGTCGAGGATCGACTGACCGGTGTTGAAATCGGTTTCATAGGCGCCGGTGCGGCCGAAGAAGGACATCGACTGCCGCAGGAACGCCGTCACGTCATTGGCAAGGCGGCCGAGCGCCTCGCGGTCGTTCGCGGCGGCGCCGGCGACCGTGCTGTCGAGCTGCGAGCGCGACAGGTCGTACTGCTGCTGCGCGGTCAGGATGGACAGGTTGGAGTCGAGCCGGAGGTCGGTCGCCGCCTGGCGCAGCGACTTGGCCAGCGCCTCGGCCTCCTCGCGCAGCGCGGCGAAGGTCGCCGAGACCTGCTCGATCGACTTGCCCGACATGAACTCCTGGATGACCCGCTGGTCGCCACCGTCGAGCGCGCCACGGCCGAGCGCCGCGCGGATGTAGCTGCCGATCGGGTCCTCGCCCGGATCCAGGCCGTAGCCCTCGCCGTTGAAGCCGAACATCAGCCGGCCGCCCTGCTCCTGCCAGCCGGCGATCGCCCGCTCGTTCACCGTGGCGCCGGCCGCCGCGGCGATGCGGTTGATCGCCGCCGCCGCCTCCTGGGCGATGCCGGTCGTCTGGCCGCCGGTGTAGCCGTTGTCGGCCGAGGTCGCCTGGCCGAAGGCGCCGCCCGGCCCGATCAGCACCGCCCCCGACCCGCCGGGGCCGACGCTGCGCTTCTTCTTGCCGAACAGGCTGTAGGCCAGCGTTCCGGCCGCCAGCGCAGCGCCGACATAGGGCATCGCCGCGCCGAGGCCGGCCATCGCGCCGCCGCCCATGCCGCTGGCGCCGCCGCCCATGATCGCCATGTTGGCGAACTCGCCGGCGGCGACCGCGTCGAGGCCGGCCATGCCGGCGGCCGTCGCCCCGCCGCCGCCGAAGCCGAGCGCGGACCCGATACCACCGATCAGGTCCATCGGCCCGCCGGTCATCCCGCTCGGCAGCAGGTTCCAGATCGAGGCCGCGTTGCCCGCCGATGACAGCAGCGAGCCGGCGCCGCCACCGCCCCCGGCCGCTGCCGCCGCCGTGCTGCCCAGGCCGATCGCGCCGAAGGCACCCTGCACGATCGGCCGGATCACCAGCGCGGCGGCCATCTGCGCCGCCAGGTCCTTGATGAAGTCGAGCGCCAGGTCCTTGAAGTCGCGGAAATTGCGGATGCCGCCGTCGAGCGCCTTGCGGAACCCCGACGCGAGCGAATCCTGGATGTTCTCCGCCGCGTTGTCCCAGATCTTCACCCACTCCGCCGCGGCCGCCTCGGCCGCCTTGACCTGTTTCTTTTCCTCCTCGACCTTGCGCGCCGCGACGCGCACCCGTGCTTCCTCGTTGGCGGTCAGCTCGCGGCCGAGCAGCTGGATCGACCGCAGCACGGCCTCCTCCTCGGCGCGCTGCTCGACCGACATGCGGATCAGCGCCGGCTCGCGCTCCAGCTCGACCAGGTAGTCCTCGAACGCCGCCGTGCGCTTGCTCTCCTCCGCCTGCAACGCTTGGTTGGCCAGGATGCTCTCGCGCTGGCCGCCGAGCATTTCCCACTGGCTGTCGATCGAAAGGTTCACCTGCTTGACCAGCAGCGCGACGGACTTCTCCTGCTCCTCGCGGAACTGCTTGGCGGCGACCACGCGGCGCGCGGCCGCGCCGGCCTCCTGCTCCTGCGCCTCCGTCGGCTTGACGCCGCCCGCCTCCTTCGCCGCCTTGCGCAGCTCCTCGATCGCCTTGCGCGCCGCCAGCTCGCGCTCCGCCTGCTGCGCCGGCAGCCCGGCAATGCGCGCCTGCTCGGCGTACTCCTTGGTCAGCGTGGCGACGGACTTCGCGGTGGCATCGACGGCCTCCTTCTGGCGCTCAGCCGCCGCGCTGACCGCCCCCAGGGCGGCGGCCTCGCTCGCCTGGGCGGCGATCTCGATGTCGCCGCGCAGCGACTCGCGCTGCGCCAGCAGCGATTCCAGCTGCCGCCCGGCGTTGGCGCCGCCGATGCCGCGCGGCGGGTTGCGCCGCATCTGCGTGATCTGGCTCTCGACCTGGCCGAGCCGGTACTCCGGCGACTGCGCGATCTTCAGCACGTCGGCGATGGCGTTCGCCGCGCCGGCGACGGACTCCATCTTGCGTTTCACCATGTCGAAGGCGCCGCTGGCCTTGGCCAGCTCCTCCGTCACGTTGCCCCAGCCGGCGGCGAGCCGGTGCGTGGCGCCGGTCAAGCCGCCGGCCTGGCCGGCCGCCGCGCCGCTCACCTGCTGCTCGACGGCCTCCAGCACCTTGTCGATCGCCTCGGCCTTGCGGCCGGTGTCGACCAGGGACTGGATCACCTCCTTTTGCGCCGCGGTGAAGCTGACGCCGCTGCGCCGGAGCGCTGTCAGGCCCTCGACCGGGTCCTCCAACGCTTTGCCGAGCTGCAGCGCGCTCGACCGCACGTCGCCTCCCATGACCGCCGCCAGGTCGGCGGCGACCTTCACCGCGCGCGTGAAGGCCTCGCCGGCCACCGACTTGAAGGTCAGCAGAACGGATGCGGTGTCCTTGATCTGCTCCGCCGTGTTGAGCGTGCTGCGCTCCAGCGAGTCGGCCAGGTCCTCGATCTGGCTTGCCGTCAGCCCGGCGGCATGGCCGGTCGCCTTCAGCACCGCCTCCAGCTTCAGGCTCGCCTGCTCCGCCTCCGCCGCCTCGCGAATGCCCTGCTTCATCACCAGCGCGAAGCCGGCGACGGCCGCCGCGGCCAGCGCCGCCGCCGGCGCCACGCGGACGATTGCCGCCGCCAGACCGCCCTGGCCCTCGGCGAAGCCCCGCGCCGAGGCCTGCACGTCGTCGAAGCCGCGGCGCAGCTGGCCGAGCGGGCCTGACGTGCCGTCGACACCCCGGCGGACGCTGCCCAGCTCGTCCGACACGCGCTTCAGCTCGGCGGCGGCGATCTTGCCGTCGGCGGTGATGCGGATCGAAAGGTTCAGGTCCTGGGCCAGGTTTGCTCTCCGCGCCCCTCCGGGGCTTCCCTATCTCCGCGCCCCTCCGGGGCTTGGTGTGCTCTTGGGGACCCCCCTACGGGACCCCAAGGTCACGGGGTTCAACTTCGCTTCTTCAGCCACTCCTCGATCGCCGCCGCTTCCATGGCGCGGATCTCGTCGAACCGCCGCCTGGACACCTTGATCCGCAGCCACTCGGCTGCCCGTGCGACGGCGCCGTAGTCCAGGCCGGTGGCGATGCCGCCCATTCCTGCCATGCGCCATTGGGTGCCGACAGCGAGGAAGAGCTTCATGGTGGGCCAGGCGTCCGCGTGCAGCTCGAAGCCCTTCTGCTCGCCTTCCTCCCGCGCGATCAGCTCCGCCGGTGCGCCGCTGCGCCGCAGTTCCTCGATCGCTTCCTCGTCCGCCGGTCCTTCAGCCCGGCCGCGCGCCCAATACCGCGCGGCCTCGACTAGTTTTTTTGCCGGCGCCCGTTGATGCAGTTGAGGTACGCCTGGGAAAGTCCGACCTTCATCCACTGCAGGTCGAGCATCCGCACGCGCGCCTCTTCGGAGAACGGCTCCGGCAGACCTTCCCAGCCGAGGATCACCTTGGCCCAGAACGCGTCGTCGTCCTGCGACTCGGTGTCGAATTCCTTGCGCCCCATGGGCTTGAAGCGGACGTAGAAGGTGTGGCTCTCGGTCTCGCCCTTGTCGGCCGGCCGGTGCACGGTGACGGGCCAGAGGATGCTTTCGGGATGCTTCAGCTCGAACAATCTTTCTTCCTCCGCGCGGCTCCGCCGCTTGGTGTGACCTTGGGGACCCCCCTACGGGGCCCCAAGCCCACGGTGGTTGAGCTCCGCGGCGCGCGCTTCCCGGACGATCGTTCCGCCGCTCCGGGGGCCAGCGCCGCACCGCGGCCCGGATGGGCCGCGGATCACTTGAGGGTGATCGTGACGTCGTCGTCGCCGGTGTCGCTGGGCAGCAGGTTGATCTGCGCCTCCAGCATGCGGATGCCGTCGTCGTCGATGTAGCGGGGCAGCCGGATCTCGGTGCGCGCCGCGTCGATCTGCACGATCCTGCCGGCGACCGAGCCGTGGATCAGCTGCATGGCGCCCGTGGTGCCCGCCTTGGCGATGGCGAAGTAGTCCTTCGTCGCCAGCAGCGGCGCCTCGATGATCACCCGGCCGCTGACGCTGCGGTCGGTCAGGATGATCTTCTCCTGGTTGACCAGGTTGCGGTAGCTCAGCACGTTGTTGAGCCGCCATTCCAGCGTGTGCAGCACCGCCGCGTAGCCGTGCAGGGTGAAGGTCGGCGTGTTCGCCTTGTTGACGATCAGCGGCGCGATGAAGCCCGACCAGACCGGCGTCGGATCGGCCACGTCGCCCGGATCGACGTAGAGCCCGGTGAACTGGAACATCCAGTACGGGATCTCGCCGCGCACCGCGCGGAAGCCGACGTCGCCGAGCGAGCCGACGAACTTGTGTCGCGTGCCGTCGCCGTGCCAGTGGATCGTCACCGACTCCTCGCTGGCCGAGATCGGCTCGTGCACCACGCTGACGCCGGCGTTGATCGTCTGGTCGAGCCCGGAGCCGCGCAGCAGCGGGCCGTAGGCCGCCGCGGTGCCGGCGGCCCCGGCGCCTTGCGCCTCCACCATGAAGGTCAGCACGCCGCGCTCGCCATACTGCAGTGTTGGCTCAGCCCCGAAGGTCGGCCGCTCGGTGTTGCGCTGCACCTGGTTCGCCACCATGGGCTGCAGCTCCAGGTCGCGCACCAGCATCGCGTTCGCGGCGCCGGTCGGCGTGGAGTCGGTGCCGTAGACCGACTCGATCTTCGCGAGGATCTGCTTCTTCTTCCAGCGCGCCATTACTTACCTCCGCGCGGCTCCGCCGCTTGGTGCGCCACCGAGGGCGCCGTGGTTTCAGTCTCCGCCGTGGCGGCCGCGCGCTGATGCCGCTCGATCGCGGCGGCGCGCTCCTCTTCCGGCAGCCCGTCGATCTCGGTGCGCGCCGGCCTGGTCCCTTCGACCAGCTCGATACGCCCGTCCGGATGCTTGATCTTCGCGCCGCCCGACCTTGCCATCGCCGCCTCACGTCTTCCTGATCTGGAACTCGGTTTCGAACTCGTCCTGCCAGGACAGCAGCTGGTCGTTGAACGACACCAGGCGGCCGCGCCGGAAAGTGGTCGTGCGCTCGCCGTCCGGATGCTGCCAGCCGACCAGGGCGTCGCGCACCGCCAGCCGGATCTGCCGCAGCTCCTCGGCCGCGGCGCCACCGCCGGCGCCGGCCAGGTTGCGGACGATCTGCACCACGCCGAAGCGCGCGGTCACCATCTGCACCACGGCCAGGTCGCCGAACAGGTTCTCGCCGGCGTCCTCCGCCAGCAGCAGCACGAAGGCCTCGGGCGGATTGCGCAGCCGCTCCATCGCGCCGGCCAGCTCGGCCGCGCCGTCGACGGCGCGCAGGGCCGGCACCTGGTCCTTCAGCCGCTCGGCGATCGGCGCCAGATTCACGCCGCCCTCCCCAGGTAGCCGCCGAGCACCCCGTGGATCTCGGCCCGGTTGTCGTCGTCGACGCCGAGGAACGGCCGCGCCGGGATGGTGACGCTGGTCTTGCGCACGAAGCGCCCGCCGACCTTGAACATCAGGAAGGGCGCCGACTTGGCGGTGACCGTGCCGCCGAGCTGGTGCATGGCGGCATAGACCACGTTGGTGCCGATCTCGACCTGGTCCTCGCCGGCGACGTAGGTGATCGAGCTGCGCAACCGTCCGCTCTTCAGCAGCGTCTGGCCGCCCTCCAGCTGCGCCCGGATCGACGGCTTCCACGGCTCGCCGCCCGGCGCCTCGCCGCGCTCGAAGCGCAGCCGCGTCTGCGACTCCATGTAGGCGCCGATCGCCTCCATGACGGGCCGCATCCGGCCGACCAGGCGCAGCAGCCGCTCGATCGCCGAGCGCGGCGCGACGTCCTGGATCTGCAGGCGGTCGAGCACGCTCAATACCCCTTCAACGTCTCGTCGGTGAAGGTCCGGCCGGGGCCGGAGAAGTCGGGGCCGCCGCTTGTGGGCGAGGCGGTGCCCGAAGGGGGAAGGTCGAGCTGCGCCCGGCCGGCCGCCAGGTCCTTCAGGAAGCCGATGGCGTCCCGGTAGCTGTCGACGATCAGCTCGACCTTGATGCCGGCGCCCTTCATCAGCGCGTGCCGCGCGATGTCGTGGGCGATCGCCGCGATGCGGTCGGGCACGCTGGCCAGGGGCAGGGCGTAGCGCGACGCCAGGTAGGCGTCGATCTCGGCGTCGGCGTCCTCCAGGGCGCGGGCGACCACCTCGGCGTCGGCCTGGCGGTCGCCGTCGCGGTCGGAGAGCTGGACCAGCTCGGTCTCGCCGAAGCGGTCGACCAGGCCCTGTTGCGTCGCATACGTCATGCGGCGGCGCGCGCGTTGGCGTTTGCCGGCGTACCCCAGACGATCTGGCCGCTGTGCACGGTGAACCCCATGTCGTCGGTGCGGAACTGCCGGACGCGGCGGGCATTCTCCCGCGCATGGGCCAGGCCGCGCGCCGACGCATAGCGGCGGCCAGTACGGCGTCGGCGCGAGCCGCGGCGCCGCGGCAGGCCGTCGCGTTCGCGCACGATCGCGGCCTGCTGCGGCGTGAAGGTCTCGTGGAACGCCTTGCGGAAGACGTTGCCGACAACCGCCGCGAGCCGGCCAATGGTGTCGATGACTTCCATCATGCGCTCCCCGCGTGAAACGTGACGCCGAGGGGCTGAACGCAACGCGCCCCTCGGCGCCTGGTGGAGGCCGCCTCCAGCAGTGCGGCGCTCCGTTCTGGCCTGAAGGCGGGGGTGACAGAACGCTACGCGTCACCCCCGCCCGCCGCGGCCTTGAATGGCTTAAGCCGCCGGTGCGGCCTTCTCGATCGCGCCGCAGTCGAGCAGCGGCTGCGCCTGCAGGCCGGTCAGCTCGATCGGCTCGCCGGCCTCGTAGCGGTCGCCGTCGTGCTCGATGTTGCGGCCGGCGGCGACCACGTAGGCCGCGATCTCCGCCGCGCCGGGCGCGGCCTTGGTTGCCTTCTTGGCCATGTGTGCTGTCTGCCTTCCTGACCGCCTAGGCGATCGCGTTCTCGAAGAAGTAGGCCGCGCTGTTGTCGGCGATGACCTCCTTCACCGACTCGCCGGCCCGCACGCGCTCGCCGCCGCGCAGGCCGATCTTGCTGTCCGGCTCGGAGCCGGCGACGCGGGTGCCGTACTGCGCGGTGAAGCCGAAGGTCGGCGTCGGCTCGTCGCCGAAGGTGCGCGTGCGCCGGTGGATCATGGCGCAGTGCTTGCCCCACACTCGCGCCATGGTGGCGGCCTGGCCCTTCTTCGCCGAGTTGATGAAGGACTGGCCGACCAGGATCTCGTCGACCTCCAGCAGCTCGGCCACCTGCTGCCGGCGCACCGCGCCCGAGGTGCCGTCGTTGCCGAGCACGCCGGCGACGATCTTCGGGTGCGACCGCACCTTGGTCCAAACCGCCTGGCCGAGCACGATGACGTTCGGCCGCACCGTCGGGATGTCGAGCGCCGCGGTGATCGCGGTCAGCGGGTTGGAGTTGGTGTAGTCCGACCACTGCGAGGTGCCGCTGAGCGTCACCTTGTTGGCGGCCGGATAGGTCGCCGCGGCGAACACCGTGCCGGCGACGCGCACCTCGCGGTCGAGCATGATGAGGTTCATCAGCATGCCCACGGAGTAGTTCCGCAGGTCGAAGCCCTGCGGGGCGTTGTTGATGTCGTCCTGCGGGATCGGGTCGTCCAGGCCGTAGTCGTTGACCTTGTCCTCGACCTCGGTGCCGCTGAACTCCACCTCGTTCGGCCTCGCCTTGCGGCCGACGCGGGTGTCGGGGACGGTGTAGCCCTCGCCCACGTTGGTCTTGATGTAGCTGAACTCGCGCCGGGTCAGCGGCGCGCCCAGGCGCGGCAGCACCTGGTCGGCGATGTAGGAGACCTCGGGGTTCTTGTAGGCGATGGCGATGCCGGTCAGCACCGGATCGATGGGAAAGGGGAACTTCATTCTTCACTCCTCCGCGCCCCATCCGGGGCTTGGTGCCGGCTTGGGGACCCCCCTTCGGGGCCCCAAGCCGGCGATGCTGCTAGCCCTGGATGCGGCCGAGCGCGATGCGCACCTTGCCGATGTCGCCGGCGACGCCGGAGACCAGCGCGCGGCCGCCCACGTTGTTGTTGGTGCCGGCGCCCGGCGCGGCGGCGACGGCCTTGCCGTCGGCGTCGCTGGTGAGCCAGTCGCCGCGGGTGACGGCGCCGCCGTACTCGACCTCGGCGTCGCCGGCGGTGACCATGTCGCCGCGATCGCCGCTGGCGGCGCCGAGGTTGTTGGCGACGCCGATGATGGCGTCGCCGACGGCGGCGGCCTGGATGGCGAGGCCGTCCGATGCGCCCGGCTTCAGGAAGCGGTAGGCCGCGACGGCCGCGCCGGCGGTGTAGACGTCGAACTGCAAGGGCTTCATGGGGTCGTTCGCTCCTACTTCTTCGCCGTGACGGCGGCCATGGCTTCGACGGTGCCGACCGTGCGGCCGGCCTTGGCCTGCTCGGCCTGGTAGGCCGTGGCGGCGTTGGCCAGCGCCTGCGGGTCGCGCGTGTCGACCGCGCCGTCGCCACCGGCGCGCGCGCTGAAGTCGATCTGCGCCGGCAGCGCCTTCAGGAAGCGCTCGAAGAAGCCGCGCTCGGTCTCCTTGGCGGCGCCGTCGCCGGCGGAGAATTGGACGGTCTCGGCCGCGTCGAGGCGCGCCATGAAGTCGACCATGCCGTCGCGCCAGGCCGGCGGCAGGGTGCCGGCCTTGACCAGGCCGTCGAGGAACGCGGTGTCCGCGGCCCGCTGCGTGGCGGCCTGCTGCGCGGCGAACGCGGCGCGATCTTTCTCCAGCTGCTCGCGCTGGGCCGCGAAGCTCGCCGTGTCGGCGTCGAGCTTCTTCTTGCCTTCGGCGACAGCCGACTCGTCGGCCTTGATTCGGGCCTCGCGCGCGGCGAACTCGGCGGTCTTGTCCATGTTCTCGGGCTCCGTGCTGAACGAGATGCAGGCCGTGCCGTCCTCGGCTTCGGCGAAAGCGATCGGCTTGAGCCCGTCCACCGCCGGCGCGGCGGCGCCGAGAAAGCCGACATGCCGCAGCGACCATTGGCCGGGCGTCGGGTTCCTCGGGCTGTCGGGGCGGTAGAAGGAGGCCGAGCGGTTCTTGAACCGGCCGGCCTTGACCATCGCGGCGAACTTCGGGTCGACCTGGTCGAAATCGGCGACCAGGCGGTCGTCGTCGACGCGCAGGGCCTTGACCCACGCATAGGCCGGCGCGTCGGTGGCGGGGTGGCCGACCACGACGGGCGCTTCCCACTTCGCCGGGTCGTAGCCCTGGGCGATGGCCGCCAGATCGGCGGCCGTGAAGGCGATCGCGCCCCCCTGCATCGGGGTGTGCGTGCCGGTTTTGAAGATTTCAGTGGCTGGCAACATGATCGGCAGGCAACCTGCCGTCCTGGCCCCGGCCGAAGAACGCGGAAGCACTTCCGCCGGGCGGCCCAACCGACCCCCAACTTAGGCCGGAAATCCCCCGCGGCCGTCAAGTCGCCCGTGCCCCGGACGCCCGGATGCCCCAGGAAGCAAAGTTGAACGGGTTTTGATGGGGGTCGGGCGCTCCGGACGTAGGTGTGGACCTTCCAGCCCCTCCGACCCCGCTCAGCGGCCCGGATTTTCAAGGTGCCGGTTTCAGGGTCTTGGCGGCCGGCCGCGGCAGCCCTATGTTGACCGGGCGGCCGCCGCGACAACCGGGAAATCGCCGGTCCGGTTGGGTTTGCAGGAAGCCCCTGCCAGCTCTCACGGGGAAGGTGGCGTGCCCCCCGGCGGCCGCAGCCCCCCCGCAATCACCCGATACCGCGCCTCGCGCAGGTTGTTATCGTCGACCAGGCCGGCCGAGCGCAGGTCGTTGACCGGCGCCTTGCCGCGGCGCGCGCCGACGCGCAGGCGCCGGCTGAAATCCGGCCGGAACACGAACTTCGCCAGCCGGCCGCCAGCCTCCGGGCCGGCGTCGACCACGTACAGGATGGCCGGGTCCTCGGTATCGAGCAGCACCGCCATCGGTCGCGCGATCACCTCCGGCAGCCGCTCGACCAGGTCGGCCGGAACCGCCGTCGCGCGCCGCGCCTTCGCATCGCGCATCGCATGCAGCACCGCGCCGTCGCCGGCGACCAGCGCCGCCGAGCTGGGCGCCTGGCCGAAGGCTGATTCGGCGGCGCGGAGGATCTCCGGCTCCATGGCGCCGACCACGCGCACCGCGTTGCCGGCCGGGATGGCGCCGGCGCCGACGTCGCGCGCCCAGGCGGCGAAGTCGCGCGTCAGCTCGGGCACCAGCAGCGCCTTGGTCTCGGCATAGGCCGTCGCCGCCAGGTCGGGCGGACGGTCGATCAGCTTCTCGACGAAGCCGCGCTCGGCCGCGAACCGGCGGCCGGCCTCGCCGGGGTTCTGGCCGAAGCCGGGATCGATGCCCTTGGGCACCTGCAACGTCTCGCCGGTGCGCCCGTTGCGCCAGGCCCGCGGCTCGCTCGCCGGCCGTTCGGAGATCTCCCAGCCCCGGCGATCGAGATCCCGCTTCGACAGCGGGATCACCGCGCAACGGCAGTTCCAGCCGTTCGGCGGGAAGTGGGTCTTCCACCACGGGTCGTCGACCGGCAGCACCGTGCCGTGCCAGGCGGCGTGCTCGTCGCGCGTGCGGGCATCCTGCACGGCCGAGTAGCGCAGGAAGGGCAAGGTCGCCTTGTTGCGTTCGATGCGGTCCCACTGCCCGGCGGCGTAGCTGGTGCGCAGGTTGGTGTCGAAAATGATCTGCAGCCGCCGCGGGCTGCCGAGCTGCACCTCGCGGGTCTCTCCCGTCCTGGGGTCCAGCATCTCCTTGCGGCCCCACCAGCCCTTCTGCTCGAGCACGGGCTGCAGCTGCTTGCGGAACTGGTCGAGCGTGGTGCCCTCGGCGAGCGCCTTGTCGACGGCCTGGCGGATGTCGGTCAGCAGGTCGAGCTGCGTCGCCTTGGCCACGGTGAAGGAGCGCGAATGCTCGGCGCCCCAGGTGTCGCGCCAGTCGAAGCCGATCTTGAAGCCCTTGGCGCGGAAGTACTCGACCGCCTCGGCGGGCGGCAGCGGCTTGAGCTCAATCGCCATCGGGCATCGACCACGCAAAGCGCGGCTCGCCGCGATAGCCAGGCCGCCAGATGAACCAGGCGAACTCCTGTCGGCCGCGGCCCTTGCCATTCCCGATCGGCTTGCCGTTGGTCAGCAGGCGGGCCTTTTCCGGCAGGATTAGCACACGCGTCAGCCGGGTCTCTTGGAACATGTCCGCGCGCTGGATGCCGCCGAGGTAGCGCAGCGGCATGTACATGGCGACCTTGCCGGCGGTGATCGAGAGGGAGCGCTCGATGAAGCGCAGATGATCCTTGAACGGCGGGTTGCAGATGACGTTGCGCGGCCGGTGGATCGGCGGCGCGCCGCTGCTCAGGAAGTCGAGCACGGCGTGGTCGCCGCGCTTGACCAGGTCGGAACCGATCGCGTCGATGCCGGCATCGCGGCACGCAGTGAGGATGTGCCCCATGCCGCACGCCGGATCGTAGACCGGGCCGCTGAACTCCTCGGCCGCCAGCAGCCGGTGGGTCGCCGAGATCTCCTCGGTGTACCAGTCGTGCCTGACCCGGCGGTGCTTGCGGCGCGCCATCAGCTCGCGACCCCACCGCCAGCCGTGATGTCACGGCTGGAAATACTGCGCAGCGGCCGATGCTTGCCGACCAGGCGCTTGCGCTCGTCCTCGGAGATCTCGGTGAGCAGGGCTGCGGCAATGACCTGCCGCAGCTC